ATCATCACAACACATTGATAATCAGTTAGTTAACAATAAAAAATAAAAAATATGATACACATTTTAGATGAAAATAAACTTAAAGATAATTACGATAAGTTTAGAAAATTAATAAACCAAACATTTACAGGTGAGAGATTAGACTCTCTTAATAAGATGTACGATACTCTTGAAGATAGAATCGTTCTTACTCCTGCATCATCAACTGAACATTTCCACAATGCATTTGCTGGTGGTTATATAGACCACGTACTTAGAGTTACGAGAAATGCAGTTAAAGTATTTGACTTGCATACTGAGTTAGGTATTGGTGATGGTGGGTACGATAGAGAGACTGTAATCTTTACAGCACTACATCACGATTTAGGTAAGGTTGGTAATGATAAAGATAGTTGGTATATTCCAAATGATTCACAATGGCATATAGAAAATCAAGGAAAGATTTATAAAACAAATCCTTCAATGCATTGGATGAATTTAAACGATAGAACATTTTGGATGTTAAACCACTTTGGAATTAAAATCTCAGAAGTTGAATACTTAGGTATTAAATTAACTGATGGGTTGTACGATGAAAGTAACAAAGAATACTATATCGCATACAATAAGGATAACGCACTAAAGACTGGGTTACCATTTGTAATGCACCAAGCTGATATTATGGCTGCTAGATTTGAGAATGAAAGATTTCTAAAATTAAAACAAGGAAGTGTTAGTATTAAAAACAAAGGTGGTAGACCCACAACAAAAAAGAAATTAGAAAATGTAGTAATGCCAGAGAAGATTGATTTCAAATCTATCTTTGGGGAACAAGAAGAGGCTTAACAATGGAAACAATACCAGTTGAAGTATTATATATAGGGATTCCTATAATCTTAATTATCATATACATAATATGGAATCTACTTAGAAAGGTAGAAAGATTAGAAGATGAACTAGATATGTCTGATGATTTAATTGAATCTACTTATAAAGATTTCAACGATGCATATGCACGAATGAAAGAAGTTGATAGAGTAGGTTCATTTGAAGCCGATGATGAGAGCGGTTTTATTTTTGGTAAAATAAAATCTATTTTAGATAAATTAAATAAAGAATATAACATTAATGGCTAGAAAACGAAGAAAAAGGAGTAAAAGGTATTTTACAAAAATAACCGAAATTGCAATAAACGCATATAATGGTTGCGATGACCAGCAACTAAAGAACAAAATCTATAACAGATTTATTCATTATCCATTTGATAAACTATCAGAAAATGTAATTCACACTTATAAAACATATTACTTTGATGTACCTTATGAAGATGTTAAAGCAAATGTAGTTGCATTTTTAAATGAAAAGATTCATAAGTTTAATGGAGAAAATGGTAGAGCGTTTTCATACTTCACAGTCGTAGCTAGAAATTACTTATTTAATGAAAACAACGCAAACTATGCTCGAATGAAATCTAAAGAGAAAGTTGCAGCAATTGATACTTCTCGTAATATTGTAAATGAGATAGTAGACCAAAATAATAAAGAAGCCAAATCAGATTTCATAGACCATTTTACAAAATATATTGATTATCATTTATATGAATTGTTCTTAAAAGATAGAGATAGAGCTATAGCAGATTCAATAAATGAACTATTTAAGAATAGATATGACCTATATTCGTACAATAAGAAAGCTCTCTACATACTTATTAGAGAAAGAACAGGAGTTCACACTCAGTATATAACGAAAGTGGTTGGTAAATTAAAAGGTATTTATGTAGAACTATACACCGAATATAATAATAGAGGGCATATTTCTATAAAGTACAAACTAAAGGATAGTAATGGATAAGGATACGGAATTATTTAAAGGAAAAACATTTTCAGATATTATGTCTGATGTTTACAACAATTCAAAAAAGAAGGATAGGCAATTAAAACTACTTATTGCTCAACTAGAACCATTGGTTAAGAATCTAAGTGATGCTACTGTAATTGTTCCTTTGATAAAAGAGTATATGGAAGTATCCATTAAAAACGATGACCAGATTGTTAAGTTAGCAGCAATTGTTCAACGAATGATGAAAGATGCTAACTCAGGTGAAGATACTGGATTTGGATTATCTGATGAAGAAAAGAAACAATTATTAGAAAATGCAGAAGCAATTGATAAACAATTAGAATCAATAACGCCTGAAGATATAGAGGGAGCATAATGGCCATTATTGTAGGGATTGTAAAAAACATAGTTTTAGAAGATACTGAACCAAACAATGTATATGCGGTTCAGTGCTTTCAACAACAAAATCCAAACGTACAAATAATAGCATATCCATATGATATGACTATTAGAAGGATACCATTGATTGGTGAAGCGGTAGTACTACTACAAGCTCAATCAGCTACATCTAACGCAAACCAAAGACAACAAAACACAACATATTATTATTTGAACCCAGTTTCTTTACAAAAGAATCCACATAATAATGCATTACCAACATCTAAGGATTTAGTTTTAAATTTACCATCAGCTGGTAACTATGAACAAGCTGCCGCTGGTGTTCCTGGCTCAAGTGGTGGTAGTGAAAAATCATTAGGAAAAGGATTTAGTGAAAGAGATGATGTAGGTTCATTACAACCATTCATTGGTGATGTTCTTTTAGAAGGTAGATTCGGACATTCATTAAGATTTGGATATACTCCAAACGGAAGTAAAACTACTCAAACACCAAGCTGGTCGAGTGGAACTGATAACGACCCTATTGTAATTTTATCTAATGGTAGAAAGAGTGGTGGTTCATATAACAAATTTATTATAGAAGATGTTAATGAAGATTTATCATCTATATGGTTAGGTTCATCTCAAAAGATTAAGTTAATTGGAGCACAATCAGGAATAGGAGCAGCTGATAAACAATCACAATTTGATAAACCATCTATAGTATTAAACTCTGATAGATTATATTTGAATTCTAAAAGTGATTTTATTATTCTAAACTCATCCAAAGATATTATAAACTCAACACCAGGTTGGCAAATGGAAATGGATAAGTTATTTACATTGATAGAAAAGTTAGCAAGTGAGTTAAAAGATTTAACATCCGCAGCCGCAACATATGCGACTGGAGTAGGACCAACAGGCCCGGCTACTAATGCTGGAAAAGTTGCATCTATACTTAGTGATATAAAAGCAATGAAGCAGTAATATTATGCCCGCACTATGGCCAACATTCATACCAGCAGTAGGTAGTTATTTAGATTCACCCACAGAAGGAAAAACTTTTGAAGAAACAGGTGAAAAGATTGCATCCGAATATTATAATGCAGTAGTTACTGCTAATACAATACTTCATGCTAATCTACCACTAGCGTTACCATCTTACGCTCCAATGAAAGATGCTATAGCTAAAACACTTCAAGATATAACAGATTCAGAAGGTAAACCTAAGATTGGACATTTTACTAATTGGGCAACTGAGGTATCTAACTTTTGGTTAGCTACAACTATGAGCCCATTACCATTTCATCCTGCTAATATGGCAGCATCAACTGGAACTGCAGGAATTCCTGTACCAATCACTCATATTATTAATGTTGGTGGGGTGATAGCAGCTTTAAAAGCAGATTTGTTAACGGCATTTACACATAAACCATCACCAATACCATTTGGTGTTCCAATGGCTACTAAATTAGCAACAGCATTTACGAATCATTTACTAACTGTTGGTGGATTACAAACTGAATTTGTAACAAGCGGTTCACCCGCAACACCAATACCACTCGGACCAATACCAGCTCCGTGGGTTGGAATGGTATAAAAAGAAAGTTTTTAATATTTATATATAAAGTACACAATTATGAAAGCAAAAGATTTAGCACAATTATTAGAAGTAATCGTTAGAAAGGTAGTTCGTGAAGAACTAAAACCTATTTTATCTGAGGTTAAGAAATCTCAAAAACCGATTATAAAAGAAATAAAATCTAAAAAGGTTGAAGTAGACCCATTGGATATTGATATGAGAAAGATTCTAGCAATAGAAGAGAATAAATCTAAACCTAAACCAAAAAAGTTTATGAAAAATCCATTGTTGAATGAAATGTTAAACGAAACACATGAAAGTGGTGAGTGGAGAAGTATGGATGGAACATTTGAATCTAATCAAGCTCAAGGATTTATGCATGGTGGTTCTCAAACAATAGCACCAACGCAAGATATTGATGGTAGACCTGTTGATACAAATAACGAACAAGTAGCAGCGGTAGCAGGAGCTATGACAAAAGATTATTCTGCTTTAATGAAAGCAATTGATAAGAAAAAAGGAAGATAAGTAGATGGCTAAGCAGCGTAAAGAATATTTTTATAATCCAATCGATTTCAACAAAGATGTTGCGGTTGGTATTAAGCTGCCGTTTGGAAAAAAGAATGGTTTGTTTTCTCAAAGTTATACAACAGAAGAACAAGCTATTTCAAATTTAAAAAACTTATTATTAACTAGAAAAGGTGAAAGACCGTTTCAGCCAGAATTTGGTTCTGATGTATATTCACTATTATTTGAAAACATGTCATTAGACTTAGATGATAGATTAAAAAATACATTATCTGCTGATATAAGATTTTGGTTACCTTACATAGTTATTGATAACATAGATGTTGAAATTGAGCATGATAGAAATTTTGTAAGAATCGAATTAAGGTTTAGAGTAACTGAGCAAGGTGCTAATAAACAAATAATATTGTTCATAGATGCCGAAGGGGCAGTAATAGAATAGGTTTAAAGATATGGCAAACAAAAAGAAATCAGATTTAGTACAAAAAGATGTATCGTTAATCGGTAGAGATTTTGGTGAATTTAGAAAAAACTTAATTGAGTTTTCTAAAAACTACTTCCCAAATACTTATAACGATTTTAACGAAGCATCTCCTGGTATGATGTTTATGGAAATGGCATCATATGTTGGTGATGTATTATCATTTTATACGGATACACAATTAAGAGAATCCTTATTAAGTACAGCAGAAGAAAACGCTAATTTATTTAAAATAGTAAACTCATTAGGATATAAACCAAAAAATATTATTCCAGCATCAGTAAATTTAGATGTATTTCAATTAGTACCATCAATTGGAAGTGGTGATAACGTAAGACCTGATTATGATTATGCTATGACATTGAATGAGGGAATGATTGTTGGTTCAACAGATTTTACTGATGTAGAATTTACAACAATAAGCCAAGTTGATTTTTCATTCTCATCTTCATTTGAACCAACCGATGTAACAGTTTATCAAGTAGATGAATCTACAAATGAACCAGTATACTATCTTCTAAAAAAGAAAGTAAGAGCTACAAGTGGTAAAGAAAAAACAAAAGAATATACATTTGGTACACCAAAGATTTATGATAAAATAAAATTAGAAGAAGAAAATTTAGTTAGAATAAAATCAATTTACGATTCCGATGGTGATTTATGGACTAGAGTTCCTTACTTAGCACAAGATACTGTATTTGAACAAATAGATAACAATGAAGATAACTCAACTGAACTTCATCTTTATAGTGGTGATACACCATATCTCTTAGAACTTAACAGAGTTCCTAAAAGGTATGTAACAAACTTTGAAGATGATGGAGTAATGGCTATTGGGTTTGGAGCAGGTATTTCAGCAAATGCAGATGAAGAAATAATTCCAAATCCTGATAATGTAGGTTCTGGCTTATATACAGAAGCACAGAATTTAGATTCATCCTTAGACCCATCAAACTTCTTATACACAAAAACATATGGAGTAGCTCCATCTAATACAACACTTACAGTTAAATATATAGTTGGTAATGGAATAGCAGATAATGTTCCAGCTAAAGATTTAGTAAATGTATTAGCTAGTACATCAGTATTTAAAAATGAAATAAACTTAAATGATAATGTAGTATCATTTATAAGACAATCTGTAGCTTGTTCAAACCCAAACCCAGCGGTTGGTGGTAAAACAACTGAATCAGAAGAAGAAATTAGACAGAATGCGATGGCATTCTTTGCAGCACAAAATAGAACTGTAACTAGAGAAGATTATGTAATGAGATGTTATGCACTTCCACCACAATTTGGTTCAGTAGCAAAAGCATTCTTAGTTCAAGATTATCAATTAGAAAATAAAAAAGCTGATGGACAATTTATAAATACAGAAATTCCAAATCCATTAGCATTGAATCTTTATACATTAGGGTATGATAATCAAAAAAACTTACAACCATTAAATGATGCAACTAAATATAATTTAAAAAATTACATTTCATACCATAGGTTATTAACAGATGCAGTTAATATTAAGGATGCACATATTGTTAATATTGGTATTAACTTTGAAATTATAGTTTTACCTGAATTTAACTCTAATGAAGTTTTACTTAGAGCTATAGATAGATTGAGAGAATATTTTGATATTGATAATTGGAGAATCAATGAACCAATTAACTTATCTAAAATATATGTTGAAATTGATAAAGTAGATGGTGTTCAAACTGTAGTACGACCTGATAACCAAGGAGTAGGTGGGTTACAGATTACAAATAAATTTAATGGAAACTATTCACCAAATAAATATAGTATTAGAAATGCAACTAAAGGTGGTGTTATATATCCACCGAAAGATGCAGCTATATTTGAAGTGAAATTCCCAAATCAGGATATTAGAGGACAGGTAATAACCCAATCTTTCTAAAAGAGGAAACACTATGATTTACAGAATATACGGACAAAAAGATTCTACGATTTACGAAAACAATACTCGTAAACAGCAAAATACAGGCCTTGATGAGATATTAGAAGTTAGTAAAATCTTTGATGAGGAAACTCAATCAAATTTTATTGGTAATAGTAGAATACTTTCACAATTTGATTTAACATCAATATCAGCATCAATAGCTGAAGGTGAAATAGTAGACCCTAAGTTTCAATTAAACTTAACCTCAACTCAAGCTGATGATGTTTTAACTGAATACACATTAGAAGTATATCCTGTTTCTCAAAGTTGGAGTGAGGGTTCAGGTCAATATAATGCTAATCCAATTAATAAAGATGGTTCAAGTTGGGAAAGAAGAACCTTAGATTCTGTATGGCCAACAACAATCGCACAAGTATTTAATGGTAAATCAGTAAAAACAATTCCAACTGAGGGTGTTGTATTATATGAAGGTTTTACTAACGGAAGTGGTTCGGCATTTTTAACTGAATCAATTAATGACTTCAATGGTAATACTCCATTCGCATTAATTGAAAATGAACAACTAATAATATCAGCATCTAACTTCGCAGGAACAACATTGGTATTTCCAGCGTATCTTCAAAACGGAATAAACTATGGAGTACAATTCCAAATAGACCCTGCCTCATTTGATGATGTAGCATTTAGAATAAAAGACCCAAATGGTGTTATAAAAACTGAAGGTGATTATGCTGGTATGGTTGGTGCTATAACGGCATCATCTACTCAATCATTTGATTTAGCTGCTACAGTAACTGGAGACCACGAATTAAGATTTACTTTTTTTGATGGAAGTGGAGATGGTACAACTACAACAGGTTCATTTGATGAAATTTATGTTTACCAAAAAGAAGGTAACTTAATAGTGTGGGATACATTCACTCAAAACGAAGGAAACTTTAAATTAAGAAATGTTGTTAAAGATGCATTTGATGGTACATCTGAAGTTAGAATGTTCGCATCAGAATCTAAACTAAATTTATATTCACATAAAGGTGGTGGTGATGCACAATATTCAGTAAATTTACAAAGTGGTTTAAATTATCAAGTATCATCTTCTATTACTCCTAATGATTATGGAGCTATAGGATTTACAATATATGATGCCGATGGATTAAATATGACAAATGGTGTTACTAACCTAACCTCATCATATGTAGCTGCAGCAACACAATCAATATCATTCACACCATCTAAAACAGGTGATTATATATTTGCTTATACATATTACAATACAAGTTCTAATGCACAAAGTGCATCACTAGATGATTTTAAAATAACATATTCAGGTTCATTAGATGCACCAGCTCAATCAGAAGCTTCATATATAAAAAATGTTGGTGGTGGTACGTGGTACACATCATCAATTAGTAATACAAAATATTCTCAAACATTTACAAAGAAAACAATTGATTTAAAAGTGGGTGTTAGTGATTATGTTACTGATTGGATAAGTGGTTCTAGACCAAATAATGGATTTATCATTAAAAGAAATTTTGCAGCTGAGACTGGTTCTATAAAATATGGTTCATCTAAGTTTTTCTCAAACGATACACATACTATCTATGTACCTACCTTAGAAGTTAGATGGGATGATTCGGCATTCGCAACAGGTTCACTAAATCCACTTACATCAGATAATATAACTCTATATCCAAAAGATTTAAAATCAGAATATAGAGAACTTTCTAAAGCTAAGATACGTTTGATTGGTAGGGAATCATATCCTCAAAGAAGTTTTGCAGATTCAAATCCATATACTACGATTAAATATCTACCTCAAACTACTTATTACCAGGTTAGAGATGTTGAAACAAATTTAGTTTTAGTTCCTTATGATACAACTTATACAAAGGTAAGTTGTGATTCGACTGGAAACTATTTTAATTTTTGGTTTAATACTCTTCAGCCAGAAAGATTCTATCAATTTGAATTTAGAGTTGATAATGCTAGTAGTAAACAATACTTTGATGGGTATGTATTTAAAGTGGTAAGATAATGGCAGCACAAGAAACAAACATAACAACCGAAAATCAGGTTACATATCGTGATGTAAAAAGAAATACATCCAATCAAATTGTGTCTTATACATTGAATGAGGATGATGCTAGAGAGTATGGTGTTCACAAATTAAAAGCAGTAACAACTAAATATAATATAAGAAATTATAATAAAACAGTTGGAGAACTTTCGGGTGAACTTAAAACACCATTTCCTGATATTCCATTAGAGATTATTAATCAAAACTTTATTGATGAATCAAAAATATATGTTAATGGTGTAAGTATAAAAGCAAGCTCATTAGATCCTGATTTTGAAGATGTATTTAGTGGTAAATATGAGTTAACGACGGGCGCACCATCTCGAATAACTAATCACGGAGGTGCTGGGGAAAGATATAATAACGCTCACTATAGTGGTTATAGCACTTATACAGGTAGAGGTTTTCCTGCATCTGGTCCTGATGAAAGAGATGATAATATGACTAAAGCATATACTGAAGGATATCTCATAGGTTCTGGATATAAATCAATCGAATGGGATTCAATTGCATTCGGACCACCATTACAACGAGGTGGATATAGAATTACGCAAGAACTAATTGATTCAGGTAAAGATTTAAACTTCCATGCTATTGTATCATATCGTGTTATGGGTGGGCAAGCTGGAACATTAACTGATGTTAAAACAAAAATAGCTAGAGTAAGAGCAGGTTATACGGGCGGTTCAAGTTTAAGAAATGAAATTTCAAACGATAGAAGGACTGGTTATTTAAGACATAACATTTCATATGATTTAGTAAATGCAGATATGGTGGTTGGTGATTTAATTCAAGTTCAAACAGAGATGAGTGGAGAACCTTACAGAGATAATTTTATACGTGGTGATAGATGTCTTTTTGAAGTTACATTAACAGACCCATTAGATGACCCAATCGATTGGGGACCAGCTCAAGAAGATGACAATTATACTGAAGCTGAAGAATCAAATGATACAAGAATGGATTAAAGGAATAGTAAATGTCAATAGATAGATTTCAAAATAAAGATATTATAGTAAGTTCGAAAGTTCCTATTGAAAATGTCAAAACGTTTTCGTTAACTGATGCCTCAAATTTAAGTTCTATAAATTACCCATTAATAATATCAGATTTAACAACAATGGGATTACCATCGATGGAATCTCACATATATTCTGCTGATTCTTTAGTAAGTTCAAACTATACTAATTTAGAATATTCATTAAATACTATTGATGCAGATACTAATATTGATTTTATTCTGAAACCTGAAAGGGATGTTAGGCTTGGTGTTCAAGATGATGGATATTATAGTATATGTTATAATTTTGTAAAACCATTAACTGGTGAACTACGAATAATAAACGTTTCAGCTGATGGAACGGAAGTAGAGTTAGAAGTAGCTAATGAAGATGCACTCTTAAAGTTACAATCATTATATAACAGAATTAACTTAAACCCAACTCCAGAAGATACAGAAGTAAACTTAGGTTTAAATTTTGAAAATAATGATATAGCAATAATTACAGATGTTAGTTTTTACAACAACCCAAGAGTAGGTGAGACTGTTGAAGATGTACCTCATCCAACAGGCGAATTTCCTGATAATTCAAATAATCCAGATAATGCTACATTCTTTTCACCATCACTTGATAGTAAAGGTGATAATCATTGGATTGAATTTTACAACATTAAAAGACCAAATATTTTCGGATACCCAGTATATCAAAATACAGGAAGAAGTGCTAAATTTAATTTAGAAATAAATGCTGAGGGTTCTATAGAATTTAAAATTGAAAGAGAAGCACCTCAAGATGGCCAATCAGAAGGTAACCCAAAATACTACTATGATTCTGATAATTTAGCAGGATTTGATGTTCCAGAAGATAGAGTATATCCATTACCAAATGGTGAATATTATGATAATCCACCTATTAGTACTTATAATAAAAGGCGTTCAAATATTCAAAAAACCACAAAGGTTAGATATTATAATGAGAGCTTCGCAAATCCAAATTCATTTAGAACAGTATGTTTAAAATTATACAAACCATTAAAAGATGGGTTACAACCATTAATTTGTAGAATTGATGAGATACTAAGAGAATCATATATTGAGAGAGTATTAACATATGCAGAACAATCATCTGAAGAACAACCATATTTTTCTTATCCTAATTTTAAAATAGATTCAGGCAATTATGGTAAATCACAAGGAACTGATGTTAAAAGTTGGAATGATTTATTAGATACAAACTTATCAACATCACAACAAATAATTGATAAATATATTAGTGGTTCGTTTGGTGGAGTTAAATTAAATATTGATTATACACATTTTAAAGATTTTGTGAAATATTCATCAGCTGTAGAAAGAGTAAACAATCTTAAATATAAATTAACTTTAGTAGAATCGTTTGATGCAAGAATAAAAACATTAGAATCAGTAAGTGGTTCAGAGGCCTTAACAAACATATCACAATCAATAGTTCGTAGAGATAATGTTGTTAGTGGAATGGATGGATGGGAAAGATGGATGTACACCGAATCAACAGGTTCTTTATATACTCATTATAGTTCTTCCGCATTTCCATTAGAACCTTGGCCTAAACAAAGTACATATCCAAATGTTAATTATAGTGTAACTTCCTCAGAAGCAGAATCACATTACAATGGATTAATAGATTCAGCAAGTATACATGATTCTCTTAATGATGCTAGATTAACAAAAGTAGTTCCATCAGCAATAGTTGAGGACCCGTTAAATAAAGAATATGTTTTATTTGTAGATATGATTGGGCACCATTTTGATATAACTTGGTCTTATATAAACGCACTAACATCTATCAACGAAAGAGAAGAACATCCTTACGATGGAATGCCAAATGAACTTCTTTACGATGTTGCAAAATCTATGGGTTGGAAACTAACACATGGTAAAGATACATCAAACCTTTGGGAGTTTGGATTAGGAACTGATAAATTTGGTAATGTACCTAATAGTGGTTCACTTCCATCTAAACCACACGAACAAATTAATAATGAGATTTGGAGAAGAATTGTAAATAATATTCCATATCTTCTAAAAACAAAAGGTTCGGCTAGAGCAGTTAAAGCATTAATTGCTACATATGGTATTCCTCAAACATTCTTATCTATTAGAGAATATGGCGGGCCTGTTATAGATACTAAAGTTAGACCATATTGGGAGCACGATAGATTTGTTTACCATTTAAGAATGGATAACGATAATTTCATTACAGTTCCTTGGGATAAGATTACAGATATAGACCCAACAACATATGCAGTTAACGACCCAAACCCTATTGATGTTATAGAACTTCAACTTCAACAAAATCTAAATAGAGATACTGGTATTATTCGTAAGGAAAAAGATTTCGCAGTATTATATGAATCTACTTCAAGCGCTGCTGAGTTTTCAAATGGAAATATACATTTCTATCTAAGTGGTAGTAGTGGTTACAAATCAGCATCTATTATGAATGTACCTATCTTTGATTCTAAAATGGCTACACTTATAGTAGAAAGAGAAAACTCTGTAGATGATATAACAAAAGATAATGTATATAAATTACAATATAGAAAAAATAGAAAAGATAGAATATCAGTAAGTAAATCAGCAAGTATTTCAATTGATGGTTCAACCGAATCATCTTATAACGCAGCTTGGACAGGGAGTGGTGAGGTTCAGTTTGGTAGAGCGTTTGGAAATCAAACTGGAGCTCCATCATTATGGGGTGATACAAATACAATGAGTGGTTCGATACAAGAAATAAGATATTGGGCAGAACAACTTAAAGATATTGTTATTGATGAACATACATTATCAAGAGAATCATATCATGGTAATGCAGTTACCTCATCTTATTTTGATTTAAAGTTTAGATTTATTCCTGATTCTAATTTAAAAACAATTACTAATCCTGATTCACACCCATCATCACATCCTAACCAACAAATAACAGGTTCAGAAAATGGTTCTCATTTAACTGCATCTTTATTTAATTTTGAAAATGATGATTTAATTGGAGTAACTGAAGAATATTATACAAAAGTTCCATCGGCTGGTGCTAATAATATTATGAACAATAAAGTTAGAACCGAAGAAAATAGTTTAACAGGTATATTAGACCCAGACCAAAAGAAAGAAAAATCACAATACGATTCAGCGCCTGTTGATTCAAATGTAGTTGGTGTTTACTTAGCTGCAACTAAAATGTACAATGAAGATATATACAATCATACTGGATATTTTGATATTGATGATTACATTGGTAATCCTGATTCTAGAGCAGGGTTTACAGAACAAAATGAAGAATTAGATTATATTCGTAGACAAGTATTTAAAAAGTACTCATCTAAAAATCTAATAAATAGTACGATAGATATTTTGGCTAAATATGATATGGCGGTATTTGAACAAATCAGACAAACAATGCCTGCTAGAGTTGATTACAACTCTGGTATTCTAATTGAACCACATATCTTAGAAAGACCTAAAGCTAAATCATTAACAAAGGTAACACAAACACGACCAATGTATTCTACAACCATAGCAGCTATAGATAGACCTGTTACGGCATCACATCATTTTTTACAAACAGAGATTACAAACTCATATTCTTTATCTGCAGAAAGAAAACAATTTGAAACGGAAATTTCAGAATCAATTTATACTTTATCAGCAGAAAAACCTGATTACGATACAACAATAGATACAACGGCTACTAGAATTATAACATCACAAAAAGATGATGTAGAAGATTTAGGTAATCCAAAGTTAGGTGATATGTATGCGCCAGCTAAGTACAAATATATAATACTAAATTATTCATCAGCTGCAGATGTGGGGTATGGATATGGGTGGACTACTGGTTCTAATGGATATTGGAATTATGATATACTTGCAAAAAATATATCAACTCATAGACCTGCAAAATACGCACAACGAACAAAATTATTTTATTCCTCTGAGTTATCAGCTTCATTAGGATTACCAAGCTCATCATCATTAGAACCATCTGAAGTAACAACTGATAATTTACCATTAGCAGTTGCTAATCTAAGATATTTAGGATGTAAGATGACATCGGATTCTTTAACAACAAATTCACCCGATACACCTGATGGTAAGCCGGTAATAGAAATATTTAAGGCAGACCCTAATGTATTGATAAAAACTTCTCAAACAGCAGATGAAGGTAATTTGGATGTAGATTCAGGAACTGGAATTGCAACACTGGATATTGGTGATTTGATAGTTGATGATGAACTTTATTGGAAAAGATTGCAAGAGTATAGAAGAGAAGTTAGAGAGTTTAGACGTAAAATTGAAAAACTTATTAGTATTGAACAAGAACGTGTTAAGAAAGCTCAATTTAGAGAAAGTGAAGAAAGAAAGCGTAGAGAAATAGAATTAGATAGACGTAAAGAATTTAATATCAAAAATAACTTTAACGGATAATTATTAATATGGCACGTAAACGAAATATAAAATTTAGAGATTTAAGAACTTCTTCTAAACGAAGACCAAAATCAATGCAAGATTTTCTCTTAGAACAACGCTTAGCGCAAGTTTTAAATGCGCCTGTTAAAGAAGCTGAATCTACTATAATAAAAGATATTATTAAATCTCCTGAAAAAGAAGTAAAGACGGGGCAGTTATTAGATGATAATATCAAAATTGATGATAGTGACAAAGTATCAGCAGATGTATTATTGGATATTCTAAAATCTCCGATAGCCACAGAAAAACCAAAACCTATAGTAATTGATGTAGCTACTTTAGCGGCAGAAGAACAACGAAGATTATTTGAAGAAGAAAGAGAACGTAGAAAGATTGAAGATGAAAGATGGGCTGATATTACGCAAGGGTTTGAAGATGAAGCACAACGTAGACTAGATTTTAAAAAAGAAATACAATTATTGAAGTTAGAGTTTGATTTATATCTAAAAGAAAAGTATCCTGATATTGTAGGTGATAAATCTATCAAAACAAAAGAAGTAGAATCTACAAAAACTACTATTAGAAACTTAGTAGATGCTCAAACAATACAGAGAAATAGTATTAAAGAAAGAATGGTAGCTCGTATTGAAAAAGAAAAATTAAGAAAAACAAAAGAAGATGGGTTTATCATAAATAAAAAAGAAGATTTATTAGTATCTACTTTTTTAGAAGAAGAGATAGTTATAGAACAACAGGAAAAGAAAGATAGAAATCCAGAGTTAGATGGATTAAATTCTGTTGAAAAACAAATTAAAGATATGAAACTAATGGAAAAGAAATTGGGTAGACCAATTATTCCACATAGAGATATTATCGAAAGTGAGGAATCAGATTTTGATACAGATACCGAAACTGATTCTAATGATATACTTATTAGAGAAGGTGGTGAAACTCCTTTCGAAAATTATAAAGAACGAAGAGAACCATTAGAGAGACTTAGGAAATCATTAAATGGTGAAGATACCGAAGAAGATTTCATTGTGAAGCAGGATAAATTAGATAGAAAAAGTGGTATATAATAGAAAATTTAAAAAGTTAGTGTAAAAATATATTTTTTCATATTTATATAAGAAAACAAATTGTAAAAGGGTATAACAAATGGGATATTTAGATAATTCATCAATAACAGTAGACGCTATTCTAACAAAGAAGGGTAGAGAGTTATTGGCAAAAGGTAGAGATTTCTTTGTTATTAGTCAATTCGCATTGGCTGATGATGAAGTTGATTACGAACTATGGAATCCAGCACATCCGCTAGGTTCAGACTATTATGGAATCATAATTGAAAACATGCCAATCGTTGAGGCAGTAACAGATGAGAACTACTCATTAAGATATAAACTATTAACCCTTGCGAAAAATACTATTAGAATTCCTATTATTGAATCTAACCCAAGTTCAATTAGTTTAGAAGAAGGTACAAAACAACAAACAGTTAACCTATCAACTAAAAATGGTGGTAATGATACATTAGGATATACAGTTACATTATTAAATTCAGATGCAGCCGCTATTATAGGTGATGGTTCTGGAATCGCAAATAACGAAGATGCGGTTGGAGCTAATGAAGATAGAAGAAGTGTTACTATTAGTACTAACTCAACATTTACAATAAGAACTAAAGTATTAGCTGATAATACCGATATATCAACTAAAATATTTGTAATCGGAAATGAAACAGGTGGTAGAACAGAAATTGATTTAACTGTAACTAATAATCCTGATATTTCTGTAGGTAATACGTTGGATTCAACATTATAAGGATAATCAAAAGGGAATAAGATATGGCAATTTTACCAGCAGGTTCATTTAATACATCAAAAAGAGTTTACACAGCATTTAAAGTAGGGGATGTTGTTGAAGGCGGTGTAGAAAAAGTGACCAGAGGATTATGGAGTGGTAATGTAGGTACATTAACTACGTTTCATACATCATCTGCACAATCAGCTACTCAAAAACAATATTATTATGAAATATTTGATGGTGTATCAACAGCTTCAACATCTGAATCTCAATACTCAGTAACATATGGACATGATAAGGGTAGTGGTTCTTTAGGGCAGAATGAAGATTCTCCTTCTAATGCAATTTACTCTCAGTATGCACAGATTCTACTTCCTGATAATCAAAGAATATTTGATTTCAATGGTGCATCAACAGAACACATTTACGCAATTAATCTTAACAGAGCTAGATTAAAAGATAGATTAGATCCAGGTAACTTTGAACTTACATTAGCTAAATTAGCATCAGGTTCAATCGAACCAAATATTTCACATACTGGTTCAGCAGTTGCTATATCAGCATCTAATGAAGTTATCGAACTAATTGATGATAGCCGTGATACACAACAAGCAGCAACACAAATTGGTAGAGTATATAATGTAGTTTCAGGTTCTATCTTAAACGGAATTTATTCACCTACTACTTATTATGGAAAAGTATTTCCTGAGCAGGGTGTAATTGTATTAAACGCTGATACAATGAATAGTAATCTAAACTTTGGTACAGTTACTGGTTCAAATGTAAATGGTGATAACGCATTCAAATTACATACATCAATTAGTGGAGCAGCAGTTATAAATGCTAGTCATGGTTTTGCCGCGAGAAATGAAGAAAAAGTACAATCAACATATTATTTCGTAAGAGCTAAGAATGGTGAATACAATTTCTCAAACAATCCATCATATACATCAGGTTCAAATGGGGCGTTTTCACAAACAACGTTTGCAAACAATCCTAAATCGTATATAACTACTGTTGGATTATATAATAGTTCACAACAATTATTGGCGGTGGCTAAATTATCTAAACCAATTTTGAAATCATTTGCAAATGAAGTATTGGTTAAGGTAAAGTTAGATTTTTAAAATAACCTTTTAAAACAGTATGAAAACGCATGGCAGAAGCTTACAAACCTATCAATGGGGGTGGCACTCAACTAAGACCATTCAACACCCATAAAAGATGGGTAGTAACCGACTTGAATTTTAGAACGGACTATTATTCAACATCGGTCATTAAAGGTATATCTCCTGATTTTGCTGAAAAGATTAATGTTTCTGAATCAATTGGATTACCTGCTTATAGGGAAACCGACCAATTAGATAATTCAAACTCCAACTCAACAGATTTTTTAAAAGTAAAACATCAGAAAGTAGTCTGGTCTGGTATCAACCAAATGTTTTTTAAACATAGGGCTAGAGTAGAAAGAGATTTGTATGCAACCGCATCTATATTCTCAGTTCCACATAATAGGTTGGGTGATGGGTTAAAACCTGAAACAATTGAAGTTATTGATTTTAGTATGACTTCATCCAATGTACCATCTATAATAATAAAAGATTCTAAATTAAATGACTATCATGGAAATTTAATAGATAATGGGTTACCATCAGGTTCATATGTTCCATTTGGTAATTTAGTTGGCTATTGGGGATTTAATGATGAGGTTGTTAATAGAACTGCAATTGTTGATAACATAATTGAAGATAGAAGTGGTTACATAAATAACGCATATGGTAAAAATATAAACTATACAGATGGTATTCCAACAACAGGTGATTTCCAATTACCATCAGGAACTAAAGCAACATTTAATGGTTCTGATTCGTACATAAGAATAGACCATCAAAAGCAATTAAATGCATTTGAAACAACAGATTACGCACTTTCTGTATGGACAGTTTTACCAACATCACAATCAGATAATTCTTCAAATTATAATTCAATAGTATCTAAAAGAGGTACTTATAAAGATTATGGGCAAGATAATCTGGCGGTTGATATTATGAGAAGAAGAAACATTCCTACCAACCAATTTCCATTTGATATAGAAGTTCATAATCAAAATACAAATAATAATGGTAAAGTTAGAATATCATTATCAAACGGAATCACACGTATAATCTCAGATTCAACTACTAAAATAAACGATAATTTACCACATCATATTTGTTTTAATAAAACAGGTTCTCATATGGAATTATGGGTAGATGGTGTTAAAGAAGTTACTGGTTCTCTACCAACTGATATTAGTGGTTCTATAACACTAAGAGGTATATCTAATACATATGATATGTTATTAGGTAGTAAAGCAATATCAGATGGTTGGTTTGAAGATTCAGTATCATCCTACGCTCAACTAAGTGGTTCGTTAGATGAGTTCCGTATGTATAATAAAGGTTTAACTGAAACTGAAATAAAAGCATTAGGTAATAATGATTATGTAACAGGTTCGGCTTATCAAACTAATGTAGTTGGTGAAGTATTTTATAATCACGGAATAATGGTGGTATCAGACCCTAGACCAAAATATAGATATGTTTGGACTGGGCAAAGTGGTACTTGGAATTATGGTTCTCAAGCTACAGATAAAAATTATTCAAATTATGGATGGACTACTAAGTATAAATCAACAAAAGAATTAAATGAAGTAAACATATTATGTGAAGTTGGGCAGGATGAATTTAATGTATCACAACACCCAACATTAAAACTAAATAATGATTCACAAAGTCCTATAATGAAAGGAATGGTAACTGGTTCTGATTTTGCACCATACTTTACAACAGTTGGGTTATATAATCCAACAGGTGATTTGATAGCAGTAGGTAAACTTGCATCAGCAATTCAAACTAGAAAAGATGTAGATTTAACGGTAAAAGTAAGATTAGATTTAGATGGAGTCTTTGGAGCTCCAGGCACTGGTTCTTTAGTAGCTGGTTCAAATCCAACTATATTTAAAACATTAGATGGTAAGTATATTTGGAATAAAAGAGATATACCGGGTATTTTAGTACAAGATGATTCACCAGCGGGTGGGGAAATAAACGATACACCACCACCACCTATCAATCCAAATGATGAAGTTTATGCTAATCCACTTCCCCATCAATACAGAAGTAAGTTTAGTTAAATAAAAATAAAAAGTTATGAATAAAAAAGGAAATTGGTCTCACATTCAAAAAATGAAAGGCCACAAAAGTGGGTTAGAAACCCGCATCGATGAACAATTACAATCAAAAGGTATTGATGGTGAATACGAAAAGCATGAATTTGAATATACGATTCCAGCAACTCACCACACTTACAAACCTGATTTTAAACTACCAAATGGAATCTTCATAGAATCAAAAGGATGGTTCTTACCTGAAGATAGAAAAAAGCATTTACTTATAAAAGAACAGAATCCTGATAAGGATTTAAGGTTCGTATTACAATCACCAAATGGTAAAATATACAAAGGTTCTAAAACAACATATGCACAATGGTGTGAGAAGAACGGATTCAAATGGGCTAAAAAAGAAATACCCCAAGAATGGATAGATGAAAAACCAACTAAGAAATTTTTTGGATAATTCAAATATTTTTTGTATATTTAGAACAATATGGAAGAAAGACTACTCTCTTTACTAGAATCAATCTTAGGTAAAGCTAAGAAAACAAGTGGTGATAACTATGCGTTTTATTCACCATTTGTTAATCACTATAAACCTAAATTAGAGATTAATATTAAGTTAAACTCTAATGGAGATAATCCTTGGCATTGTTGGATTTCTGATGAAAAGGGTAAATCAATCCGTTCACTTTTTAGAAAATTAAAAGTATCTAAAGAGATGTGGGATGAACACAATTCAATCTTCAAAAGAAAATACAGATATAAAACAGATACTAATGTAATAGAAAATAAAATAGTTAGGTTACCATCGGAATATATTCCCTTATGGAAACCATCTACATCAGTTATAAGAAGGCATGCGTTGTCTTACTTAGATAGGAGAGGTATATCATCCGCAGAAGTATTAAAGTATCAAATGGGGTATTGTGAAGAAGGAATATACAAACATAAAATAATTGTACCATCTTATGATGAGAATGGTATGTTGAATTATTTTGTAGGTAGAAGTTTTTATGATACACCATTCAAACATAAGAATCCAGATGTATCTAAAGATGTAGTAGGATTTGAAATGTTTATCAATTGGAATTTACCAATTGTAATATGTGAAGGAGTATTTGATGCAATAGCAGTTAGAATGAATAGTATTCCATTGTTTGGTAAATCACCACAATCGGAACTACAAAAGAAAATAATTAGTAAGGGAGTTAAAAGTGTATATTTGGCATTAGATTCAGATGCATTTAAGAATTCACTTCGATTCGCAGAATCCCTTATGAACAATGGAGTAAATGTTCACATCGTTGAACTAAAAGATTCAGACCCATCAGATATGGGCTTTAATGATATTAATGAAAAGATAGAAAATACTGAATTACTTTCACTAAGAAAGTTAATGGAGTATAAGTTATTAGGTGTATGAGAAAATCAAAAAGAATTAA